TTATATTCCATTCCCATCAATTTATCTAATGATCTCTTAAATATATTATTTTGTTGAAATTCAGTTAATAAATTTCTATATGATTTTGGATATAATAAATTATTATTTATATCTGTCATATTTTGTTTTTTATCCATAGTTAATATATATTATATTTTTTTTATTTAGTAATTATATGACAGATTTAAAAGGTGGTAAATTAATTGGTGAAGGATCCAGTACTTGTGTATTTCAACCTAATTTACCATGTAAAAATAAAAATATAAAAATAGATGATGGACATGTATCTAAATTATTTTTAAAAAAGACAGATAATTTAAACAAAGAGATAAATTTTAATAAACGAATAAGTAAGTTATCAAAATATAAAGAATGGGCTGTAGTATTACATGAAACTTGTGAAGCACCTGATTATGAAACTATAAAAAAACATGAACCTGATATAGATAAATGTTTAAAAAATAATAAAACATCCAGTTTACAAAATTATCAAATATTATATGGTGAATTTGGTGGTATAGGTATGGATACAGAATTTAAAATGAATTTTGTAGATACTGATTTTTTAAATATTAATAAAGTAGAAGAAGCATTTTTAAAAACTATGAAAAAATGCGAATTTTTATTTTTAGGATTAAAAATAATGTATGAAAATAAAATTATGCATTATGATATTAAAAGCGGTAATATAACATATATAGATGATAAATTTAAATATATAGATTTTGGTATAAGTACAACTTTTGAAAATCAAGAAGAAATTAAAACTAGATCATTGCAAGAATTTAATACAGATCGCATATATATTTATTATTCATACGATATATTATATTTATATGCACATAAATCAAAATTATATATAGAAAAATATTTAAAACATAGAGATAATTTTGATAAAGTTAAAGATATTCATGAAATATTATTTAATAGAAATTATAATAGTGAATGGGATGTAATATTAGATTTATCTATAAATAATGGTTTAAATAAACGTCAAACTATAGAAAAATTAGATACATATAGTTTAGGTTTTACTTTATCAAAATTATTATTTGATACTATTATTAGTAAATTAAATAATTTTAATGATACAAAATTATTTAATGTTATTCATAATATTATAAACTCTCATAATATAAAACCATATATGGATTTATTTAGAGATATGACCGAACCATTATCTACAAATCGTATATATCCTAAAGAAGCTTATAAAAGATTTAATTCATTAATAAATTAATAATGATCCACCAACAATTAATCCAATACCAACAACATTTTTAATTTCAAAATCATTATGCAATATAAATAATCCAAGAACAAATGCTACTACAGTATTTAAATTTATAATAGATTTGGCATAACCCGGATTATTGCAGTGTTTTAATGCCATAAATATACATGGTTCAACTATTAAGAATACGATACATAATCTTAAAAATATAAATAATCCATCTTTCACTGTTGGTTTCTTTAATGTAGGTTTCATTGTAAAAATATAAACTATTGTAAAAGCAAATACAATAATATTTGCTATAATAATATATTCAATATAACTATATCTTTTAGTTAAATCTTTTGTCATTAAATCTTTAATACCTATAAAAACTGCTGCAATTAAAGCATATATAAACCATTGTTGCATTATATATTATAATTATATTTTATTTGTTTAAAAATTTATATATTATTATTATTTATTATTAATATGAATAGTAATATAGATAAATTAAGTAATGAAGATTTAATTAAAATTATAAAAAAATACAATATTAATACAGAAAATAAAACATTAAATAGAACTCAAGCATTACAATTAGTTAATAATTTTATAGAAAATAAAAATAAAAATCAAAATGTTAAAAATATTAGCGTAGAAAATAAAAAAAATAGACAACGACGAATGTCATCTGCAAATACTACACAAGTTAAAAGAGAAAATATACCACAGAACGATGTCAAACATATTAGAGATAGAAGAATGTCGGATCCTCAAACAAAAAAAGAAGTTCATGTAGCTAAACGAGATCATGAATTGAAATTGAATCAAAATATTGAATCTAAAAAAGCGATTGAATCATTAAATCAAAAAATGCCACAATATGATAATGTTGGTATGTATCCGAAGCAAAAACGACTCGTTGCTATAGGAGATGTCCATGGAGATTTAACAGTAACATTAATTGCTTTAAAATTAGCAGAAGTTATTGATCAGGATATTTTTCCATATAATTTTGATTTAGAAAAAATTATATGGAAGGGTGGTAATACATGGATAGTTCAAACAGGCGATCAAATTGATAGATGTAGACCCGACAATTGGAAAAATGATTGTATTGAAGATTTAGATGATGTTGAAGCAGATGAAGGTAATAATATGGTAATTATAAAATTATTTAAATTATTAGATGATCAAGCTAGAAAACAGGGTGGAAGAGTTATAACATTATTAGGTAATCATGAACTTATGAATGTTGATAGAGATTTCAGATATGTTTCTCCAAAAGAATTTTTAGAATTTGTTCCACAACGAGATAGAACATCTCGTTTAACAAAAGATGGTTTACCTTTAGGATATTATCACCGATTAAAAGCATTTGAAAGAGGTGGAACTATATCTAAATTTTATGCTGAAAATAAAAAAAGTATTGTTCAAGTAGGATCATGGTTATTTTTACATGGTGGTTTTAGTCATGCTTTAGCACAAAAATGTACAATACATGAAATAAATGCTCTAGTTAAAAAATGGTTACTAAAGCAAACAAATGAAGTGGAAGAAGAATTGTTTGATGAAATATTTAGACAAGATGATGATATATCGCCATTTTGGTGTAGATTATATGCTGAAGAAGATAATGAAGATGAAAATACTAAACAAGGATTTAATCATTTATTAAATATATTAAATCAACGTAATAAAAAAATTATGCCTATACAAGGTATGATTATTGCCCATACACCACAATATATGCATGATAGATTTATGAATTCATTATATGGTAACAGATTATGGAGAATTGATGTTGGTATGTCTAGAGCATTCGGTAAACAAGATATGTGTGGAGATAATAAATATAGACAAATACAAGTATTAGTTATACATGATGATAATAAGTTTGAAGTTAGAAAACAACCATTTTATAATAGACAACCTGTACCAGGTATGGGTGAAAATGCCATATTAAAAACTCCTGATTTTTTATAAATATATAAATATATAATATATGTATAAATTTTTATTATGTTTTTTAATTGGTATACTAATTTATAATTATATAAATAGTAAAAATGGTTTTAATATAGGTATCCCTGAATATTTAATAGGAGGGAAACATAAAGATATACTTTCTAAAACACCTGATAGAATATATACAAATCAAGAAAATAATGTTATTATGAATATAGAAAATGAATACTATATATGGTTAGATGAATCAGATCATGAAAAACCTATAAAAGATTTAGATGAATATGAAATAGATGGAATATTACTATCTAAATTATTAAGTTGGGAATTTGATAAAATATCACATACATTAATAGACGAGACAAAATCTAATGAAATACGAAGTGATATTAATAAAAGGGGAACATTAGCATTTTATTTAAATTTTTTTTATTATTCTGGTTTGCAATATATAGAGGATTCATGGTTATTTACAGATGTTATTGATAGACAAATGTATTCTTTTAAAGGCAAAATGCGTTATATAACGCAACAAGATTTAATAGATAGTATTAGTTACTATTATGAATATTTAAATGAAGAAGATCCAATATTATTAAATAAAGTTAAAGAAAAAAAATTTTTTGAATTTATAACTACTAAATATGTATATCCTTATAATAATGATTTTATTAAATTGTTAAATTATATGGCATATTTTTTAAAAGATACAAAATTTTTAGAATATAGAATACAATTTATAAAATTTATGACATATCATTTTTGTTTAAACCACTATAGAAATGAATATACAGAGGAATTACCAGACAAAATCATGCAAGATTGTAATATAATGTATAACAAAATAAATTTTGATAATGATGAATATAATCCACTAGATGATAGTATTATAGAAGATTTAAATGTAATATTAAAAAATATTAAAAAAAAATTATATGATGCAGAGTTCACAATATATAAAAGAGATGATTAATTATGTTTTTTAATTGGTATATAATAATTAAAATATAATAAAAGAAATTTTACATTAATTTGATATTTGATATTAAACATTAATTTTATATTTAAACATATTTCTTTAATAATTATATAGGTATGAATACAAAACTATCTAGAAATGGTTATACTATTATTAAAAGTGAATATGATAATAAATTAATTAAAGAAATTAAAGATGAATTAACAGCAAAACCATATACAATGGATGATTTTTCAAATGGAAAAGAAATAAAATTTAATTTATTTTTAGAATCTCCTAAAAAATTATATATTCCTAGATTTTATGGATATAAAAGATTCGGCGAACCCGCTAAAAATAAAATAAATGACGGTGATATAATTGATGTAAATTTTAAAGGAGGATTACGTGATGAACAATTACCTATATTTGATGTATCATATAAACAAATTATTGATACTGGTGGAGGAATCGTATCATTAAAATGTGGTGGTGGCAAAACTGTATTAGCATTGTATATACTATCACAATTAAAACTTAAAACACTTGTAGTGGTTCATAAAGATTTTTTAATGACGCAATGGTATGATAGGATTCAAGAATTTATACCTGATGCTAAAATTGGTAAAATACAACAAAATACGATTGATATTGAGGGAAAAGATATTGTATTAGCTATGGTTCAAAGTTTATCTATGAAAGAATATCCAGAATATACTTTTAATTCATTCGGTCTAGTAATATTTGATGAATGTCATCATTTAGGTGCAGAAGTATTTAGTAAATGTATGAGAAAAGTTCAATCTAAATATATGTTAGGATTAAGTGCAACACCCAATCGTAAAGATGGTTTAAGAAAAGTATTTGAATGGTATATTGGTGATATAGCATATATGACTAAAGATATAAAAGATGATGGTGCTATAGTAAATATAATAAAGTATCATAATGATGATCCTAAATATTCTAAAATTGAAACAACATTTCAAGGGAAACCATGTTTCCCTAAAATGATTAATAATATATGCGATTATAAACATAGAACTGAATTAATTATTGAACAATTATTACCATTATATATAGAAGGTAGATGTATATTAATATTAAGTGATCGTAGAAATCATTTAACAGATATTGAAATATATTTAAAAAAAAAAAATATAGAATGTGGTTTCTATGTTGGTGGTATGAAACCACAAGCATTAAGAGACGCTCAAGAAAAAAATATTATACTAGGAACATTTAGTATGGCTTCTGAAGGTATGGACATACCTAAATTAAATACTATGATATTAGCATCCCCTAAATCAGATATTGTTCAATCTGTTGGAAGAATTTTAAGACAAAAAAAAGAAGTTAGAAAATTTATACCATTAATCATTGATATTAATGATGAATTTTCATTGTTTCTAAATCAAAGTAAAAAAAGATTAGCTTATTATAATAAATGTAAATATAATATCACTATCTATAATTTAGATGGAACACATAATAAATATGAAAAAACTAAAAGAACTAAAAAAATTAAAAAAATTAAAGATATTGATGAATGCTTATTATAAATAACAATCATTAGAAATGCTTATTATAAATATTTATTTATTGTCCTACATGATTTTCACGTTTTGGTCGGATGGTATAATGGAATTTTTCATTATCTGTTAATAGTTCTAAACCACCTACACCCCTAATATTAATACATACATTCTTATTATCTCTATTTTCAATATCCATTGAAACAAATTCTCCGGGAAACAGAATCTTATATCCTAGCGATTCAATACTACTAAAATGAAAAAAAATATCTGTTACAGGATCATTTACATTTTTAATAAAACCATAACCTTTTTTCTTATTAAACCATTGAACTTGTCCAATGTGTTCTCCAATATTCATTTCTCCAATATTCATTTCTCCAATATTCATTTCTCCAATATTCATTTCTACGTTTTCTTCAGTCATTACTTCGTTTTCTTCGGTCATTTTTAATAATTATATTAATTAATCTTTATATAGTTTTATGATTGGTATATTATTTCAATTATTTTTAATATATCTTGTAATAATGTTTATTAAAAATATTATGGATATGAATAAATTTAATGACAAATCAGAATTAGTAGAATTAAAAAATTTAGATATTGATCGTGATAAACGTATTATGGATCCATTAATTGTAGATTATACATTTGATGTAAAAGATGTTTATGAATATATAAAAAATAATCCATTAAAACATTATTGTAATGGTAATATGTGTTTAAGATTATCCGATTTTGATACATTAAATGATATTTATATCGATAAAAATGATAAATTAGTTAATGATCTGAATTTAAAAAATATATCAGATACAATAATTGAAAGTTTCCAAAATATATACAGTTTTAATAATAAATATTTTTGTAGTTTATTAAAAGGAAATATAGATATAAAACCTGAAAAAAATAGAAACAATATATGTTTATTAGGTTGTTTACATGGCAAATGCACAATATATTTATATAATCCGAAACATAAATCAATGTTAAAAGATGATAATATCAAAAAATATGGTATTAAAATAGATTTTAAAAGAGACAAATTAATATATATACCAAGCGAATGGTATTATAGCGTTCATAATACCGATGATAGTGTATTATTACATTTACAATGCGATACATATTTTACAAGTTTGTATAATGAATATAGAAATTAAATTAAATATTATATATATATATGAGATATATATTATATATATTTTTAGGAATATTATTATATTTTTATTCTAATCTGAAAGAAAAATTATTAATACATTATGATATTACTCAAATGAATAGATGTAAAGCATATGTATGTCCTACAACACCTCGTCCTATAACTGATGAATATCAAGTTGAATCTGATAGGAGAGGTGATTGTGCACAACAATGTATTGCTACATATATAAATAGTTTGAATAGTTTAGATGATTTTTATATGTCCAATCTTGAGAAAGAAATTGTTGATTATATGGCCCAACATGTTCCACCTATTCTAGGAAAACCATTTTTACCAGAATTAACTTTACAAAATGGTTATTCTCCGTATCCAAATTATGAATTATTTTTAACACATGAACAAATGCATAGTCCACAAACACATGAATTTAAACAAGATGTTATAGACAGTTATGAAAATCCAATGGATAATAAAATAAGTTCATCAGATTCGGCTTTTAATAATTTAAAAGATTTATTTTCTAAATTGTTGCCAAATAGTTCTAGAGTTTTAATATTTATAAAATATGAAAAATCTGACATGCAGAAATACTTTTATCATGTTGTTATAATTGCTAGAAGTTCTAGTAGTATATTTATGTTAGATCCAAAACACAGAGTAATAATGAAAAATAAAGATATATGGAATAATCCATGGTTAGATATAAATTTCAACGATAATGAACGAGGCGACGTGGGTTATGAATTTTATAATGGTTTTAGTTTAGCTGAAAGTTTTAAATGGAATTTAGAAAGTGTTTATGTTAATTTTGATTTATATTTTTTACCAGTAGTAAATGTTGGAAGTATGTTAAAAACAGATAAAGGTGGTCCAGATTTAGATAGACCAGAAACATGGTCTGATGAAGTTAGAAATGATATAAATCCAAATTTTAAAAGAGAAAGTATTATTATTGACAGATTATTAAGAGAAGCTTCTCCAAACTTAGTCGTATCTGAAAATGAAGTATATCAAAAATGGATACGTAGATTACCAAATGGTATAATAACTGACCCAAGAGAATTTTATGCACCTGCAGATACATCACATGTTCATCCCCCAATGCCCCCTCGTGAATATGAACCATGTGATCCTATAAACGATGCAAAAACTAAAATTTGTAAAAGAGATCAAAATTGTTATCATAAAATTGATTGGAGTAACAATTCTTGGAATTGCGAACGAGATGAATTACATATAGATGATAATATACTTGGAGATAAATATTGTAGTATACATAATGATAAATGTGCAGAAGGATTAGAATGCAAAGTAAATGATATAGGTATTGGGACATGTCAATTAGGTATATTTGATTAAATAAATATTTAAAAATTTTATGATAATATAATGTAAAATGATTAATAGAGTTTATCATCATTGGTCATATTATACAAAATATACATTACCATCAATTACATGTGAAAGGTATTTAATACTATGGCAACCAAATCATGTGACAAAAATTCATGATCATAATGGTAAAAAATGTAAATTTTTTTTATTATATGGTAAATTAGAAGAAAAAGTTTATGGTCCAAATAAAAGTTATAAAAAAAATAATTATGATAAAATATTAAATAAAGGATTCGTTGATAAAAAATATAAACATGATATAAAAAATTACAACGATGATAAAATTAGTATAAGTTATCATGTTTACAAGAAATAAAATATATTTCTATAATTATGAATATATTTCTATATATTTTTTTAATTACAATATCATTTACAATTTATATTGAATATAGTGTTGGTGGAATATTATTGAGACCAAATAGTTATGGAAAGATATCTTTTAACTTTTATAGTTGGATATCTTATTTAATAGATCCATTATATAAAAGTTTTTTATGGAA